GAGTACCATCTCGGGAGCCCCCAAGTCCACATCCCGATAAAAGCCTGACGCTTGTAATTTAACGAGGTCATTCTCTGTCTTCCTCATCACATGTGTGATACGCTCAGCGCTCTCAAGACTTGACGCGCCGTATGGCACCACAATATCTTCTGCGGGTACATATAAAGATACTTGTCTGCCCAGTGTGGGATCCTCGTATACTTTCTTGAACGCATTACCTGCAAGGCCCAGACCCCATATCGCACGTTCTGTTTCAGGGCGGTACTCAGGCATCTTCTCGGTCAACTCATAATTCATGTCATCTTGGACACGGGTCGCAGAGTCTTTCTTCTCGGGTGTCTCTTTACCAATGATTGTTGTCTTGACTGGCCCGCTTGCTGGGAAGATAGACATCATGGTCTCAGCTTGGAACTTCACAAGAGCTTCTGCCAAGAGCGGGTGGTACACACCGCATGCGCCTTCCCATGGCTCTGCTCTCTCCTCAATCTTCAATCCTAGAAGTTCAAGGCCATCAACGTAAGTCTGCAACCAATCTTTACGGGCGGCAATGTCGGAGTCAAAGTCTGCAATGAGTTCGCTTGCCAACATCTGCAAGGTCTGCTCGTCCATGTCTTCAGCCAAGTTAGCATAGAAGTCCTCGCTCTGCCCGGGCTCCATGTCGATCTCCATGCCATCAATGCTCATGTGCACGGACTCTGGGTCTTCAATCTCGATCTCAATATCTGGCTGCTGGTCTTCTTCATCCATACCCATAGGGGCTTGGTAAAGTGCTTTGTCGATTGTCATGGTGCTTCCTTAAATTAGTTTAACTCGCCCGCCAAAACGATAATTGTCCGGCATTGTTACAGCATTTTGTGATGTTTGCGTTTCATCTAACGGGGGTAATGCTGTTGTTTGTATATTTGAATCTGGAATTGGTTGCACTTTTGGTGGCACGTAATCTGACTTGCTTTGAATGTATTGATACAGTTCTGCGTTTTTAGGATGCTCTACAACACCCATTGCGTTTTCCACGCGTTTGTTATATGCCACGGCATCGCGACCTGCGCCATTCCATACTTGGAAGTACGGTTTATTAAGCCTGTCTGCCAACTGTTGTTTGTTCATGATGGCCGCAGGGAAGCCTGCAGCGTAAGGATCAAACCCTTGCTTAATTAACCCTTGTTGTATCTTAACAGCTTGTGGGTCGTTATAGTCAAAATCGTTGTAACCAAAATTAGAACGTCCTTCAACCAAAGCCATGGCTGTTAGTTCTTTGGGTGTCAGTTGTGGTACGCCGTATTGTTTTACTGCAGTTTTGTATGCATCTAATAAATGCCCCATAGTTTCTTTATCGTACCCAGTATTTAGTGTTTCAATTCCAGTTTTATTAGCGGGATCAGGTCTTCTAGCAGGAATGTACTGGCTTGCAGGAACCTCTTTAACATCTGGCAAGTAAAACTCAGGCGTTTTAACAAAGTCTGGTTTTTTGTGCATGTTAAGATCACGCCACCTCTCGTATCCAAATAAATGATCTTCTGTCGCAGTTCCTGCTGGATAGTACCCGCCGAGGACAGTGTATATTCTTTCGTTTGCCATATTAACCCTTAGATTAGTTTAGAACCACCCTTGAGTGGTTTATCTATCGACCCGCCTTTTTTAAACCCAAGCATGGACTTAACTTTAGTTCCCAATGATGGATCATTTTTATCTTCCACCCTTGTATAGGGAGGTAAATCCCGGGGGTCTAATCTTGATTGACGTAAACCTGTAAGCGCATTGTAGGCTTCTCTCTGATCTCTATCTGTAAATATATTATCCCTAACGTAAGGGTCGTCCGTTAACCGTTTATTTTTAGCTTGCTCCAACGCAGATAACGTAGCAAGCTGCTCATACAGATACACACTTGAAGGATTATTGGGGTCGTTTAATACCATGGGGGAAAAGTAACCTCCTCCCGTGACTTTGCCGTTTTCATCCTCGGTATGCTTGGCATGGAGCGGGTCTAGCCCCCAGTTTTTTACCAAGTAATCTCTGTTGTCAACCAATCTTTTTACTACGTTACTCCGCCACGCATCGGTGTTGCCTTGCGTTAACTCGTCCCATTTTTCATTTATACCCTTATGCTGGGGCCCTAAACCCTGCATCATTAACGCATGTTCCATCTCATGCCCTAATGTTTGTTTAGTATCTTTTAATAATCTATCTTTGTCTGAGTTTAATAGTATGTACGGCCCGCTTTTAGGATCCGGATTTTTATAAGTTATACCACCTAAACTGGGTGTTAAATCTGCTTGCCCAATACCTTGTAACGCAGTAGCCCCGGCTATGGTACTTGGAATAATTGATGCTTGCGCCGCTGTTAGTCCTTTTATATCACTAGGACTAATCCCGCTTCCATACATACGGTTTTTAATAGTCTCAGGAATATTCTGCGAGTTGTATTTGTCATTAGCCATCAGTAATACCCCCGCGTCCTTTTAGATTTAAAAAACTGGATCTCATCAGGCTCATCACTGGGTAGACGGATGAACCCACCTTGTCTGAATCTTGCCAAGGCCATGGTTGTGGAGTCGACCAAGTCATCATGACTTGTGAACGGAAAGCCTGCGAGTTCTTCGACGACTTCTTCTGCCCACCGTGTCTCGGGCACCCACACAAGACCTGACCTGATGATATCTGCTACCGCATTGAGTCTGGCTAACTTATCTCCAGTCCCTCGGTGCGGCGTGAATTCTTGAACCGGTATACCGGTGCGTCTGATCTCTTGATAGAGCTGGGTTCCTGCTGACTTCTTCTCCACAATGAACGAGTCAGGCTGCCACTCTTTCCACTCTTTATATGCGAGATCTTTTAGTTCAGGGAATTCTAACCGCTTTTTAATTGAGTTGAGAAGTATTAAGTTGTACGCACGGGTCTCATCGTTCATGAAGACCCCCCACGTGGTGAGCGCTGTATAGTCAGCACGGTTGTGCTGTTCAGCCGCTGCGTCCAGCGACATAATTACATACTCACAAGGAGGTGGCGACTCCGCCTTCCATATCTGCCAGTACTCCCTTTTAACCACCGCAGCTTCTTCACCGGTCGGGTTTTGCTGGTACTGGGCGTTCCACTGGAACAGTGGCATGGATGCTTTAGTTCTATTGAGTGCTGTGAGTGTGTAGAACTCAGGCCATAACGCACGGGCTTCTTTTGTGCCGTCATTGAATATAGCTGGAAACTCAACCACCTCGTACTGGTCAGCCTCCTCATTCTGGGTCATGTCCTTGACCACGCGTCCAGTCAAGTCATCTTGGTGCCACCTTGTTTGAATGATCGCAACACGACCACCTGGCATCAGACGGGTACGAGCACCATAAGTGAACCACTCGTACGCCTTGTCAAACACATCCAAGTTACCATTTATGATGTCTTGTTCGTTATGGGGGTCATCAACCAAGAGTAAATCCGCACCGCGCCCAGCCAGAGCAGACCCAACACCGCAAGCATAATACTCACCACCAACATTGGTATTCCAACGACCAGCAGACTTATTATCAGTGGCCAACGAGACTGTCGGGAATATCGCCTTGTATTCAGGATTGTCAATTAAGTTCCTCACTTTCCGACCAAAGTCAACGGCCAAATCTGTGGTGTGGGACACCATTAGAACCTTTTTATCAGGGTATCTACCTAGAAACCAAGCCGGAAAATAGATGGAAACAAGCTGACTTTTACCGTGTCTAGGGGGGATATTGACGCAAATTCGGTCTTTTTGACCGTGTGCAATGGCCATTAACTCGTCTGCAAGCACCCTATGATGCTTACCAACCTTATAATCTGACTGCATTTTCTTGCAAAACTCGATCAAATCATCCCTACAAGCCACACTTTTGCGCCTTTTTTCCAGCTCATCGGTGATTAAATCAATCTCTTGGGCTTCTTCAGGGGAAAAATGATCTAAATTGTCCAGTAAAAACCGCAATTCTTCGTCTGTCAGGTCAGAATAATCGTTAATCTGGCTGTACATCTGTGACTTCTTCGGTCAAACCAAGGGTTTTGTCAATGTCAACGTCGATTACATCCTGAGACGCACGCAATCTTTGGATCTTTTCACGCAAAGACACCACCAATTCCTCTTTAGAACGGTGCGTGATGGTAACTTCTGAGCGTTCTGTGAACAAACCCACGTCTGTGATCTTACCTAACAGCTCTAAAGCACGGATCCGCACGCGTGGATCAGGGTTACTCGTCTCAAGAAGTAGTTTGTTTGTTACTACAAGCCGGATCTGCTGGGCGTTATCAACGACCTTTATAGCAAACTCTTTTAGTATGGCATTGACCGCTACATAAGTAGCAGGTTGCAGGTTATGAACCTTCTTGGCAATTTGTTTTTGTGCCTTGACTTCATCTTCTGCAAGGGCGTAAGCAAGCACCTCGGCAACTGCAAGGTCTTGTTCTGTTGGCTCAGCGTCTAAACCAAGATACTCAGCAGTATTGGTGGCAGCTTGAGCTCGCTCTTTGAAATTTTCTATACCGACGTTTTTGTCAGGCATAGGAATCCCAA